TCAGCAAACTTCAGCGGGCGAGACAATGTCCGGTGAAGAACTTGGAGACTTGGCAGCGCAATGGGCGCAGGCTCGTCGAGAAGGAAACGTCATTGGCGCGTTGAACAACTACGTCAACTTTGTTGAGTTTGACCGCGACCCGTTGGAAGTCAACGCAGCGCAACGCGAATACCAAGCACTTGACCTCAGCAGAATTTGCTCCGTCCCTGCTTACCTTGTTTCAGCACCAACACCTGGCGCGTCAATGACATATCAAAACGCTTCTCAGGCTCGTCAAGATTTGTGGCTCTTCGGGTGCCAAATGCTGGCTACGGCCATTACTTCACGTTTGAGCATGAACGACGTTGTCAGTCGCGGACGCTATGTCTGCTTCGACACCGACGACCTTCTAGCCATTGGCGATATGCACGATGTTCTAGTTGAACCACAAGTACCCGACCTCGAGGAGATGCCTTCATGATCAAGTTCACCGCCGTCCCCGTCACTCTTGACGCAGCAGCTGGAGAAGATGCACCGCGCACCATCACCGGCATTGCCGTCCCGTGGGACACCGTCGCAACCGTTTCAGGTGGCGAGAAGGTTATGTTTAAGCGCGGAGCCTTTGACTTGAATGCAAAGCCCGCGCGACTTCTTGAAAACCACGACGGACGCCCCATCGGCATCGTCACCGAACTTGTCGACCTGGACAACGGTCTCGGTTTCAGCGCAACTTTCGCTCGCTCAAAAGCAGCCGACGACGTTGTTGAACTGATTCAAATGTCGGCATACGACTCAGTTTCCGTTGGTGCAGTACCCAAGAAATTCAAGTACGACAAGAACGGCGTCATGATTGTTTCATCCGCTGATCTACAAGAACTTTCGGTAGTTAGCGTTCCGGCATTTGCCGACGCAATCATCGAACAAATCGCAGCCTCAGAACACGACCCAGAGGTCGTTGAAGAGGCAGACGAACCCCAACCCGACACAAGTCTCCAGGAGGAAACAATGTCACAAGAAACCCAAGTCGAAGCCTCCGCGCCCGACGCCATCCCAACATCACCAATCTTTGCTTCAGCCAAGAAAGACTTCATCATGCCTTCAGCAGCCGAGTACATCTCAGCCGCTTTCGTTGGCGGAGACCAATGGCGAGCAATGAGCGAAGGCATCCGTGCAGCTGCACCAAACGTCCTTACCTCAGACATCCCAGGCGTTCTTCCACTTCCAATCGTTCAGCCTGTCTACAACAACTTCATCGGTCGTCGTCCAGTTATTGACGCAATCGGTGCAAAGGCAATGCCACAAGGCGGAAAAGTATTCATTCGTCCAGAAGTAACAACACATACTTCAATCGGCAACCAGGCAACAGAAAACAACGCGCTCACCCAAGGCACTTTTGTGGTTACAGACAACCAAGTCACCAAGGCAACATACGGTGGATACGTCACGCTTTCCGAACAATCAATTGACTGGTCACAACCCGAGATCATCAGCCTTCTCCTTGACGACATGGGTCGCATCTACGCAAACGAAACCGACAACGTCGCAGCCGACAACTTGAAGACAGGTGCAACCACAACTCGTGCTTACACAGCAGCATCCGCAACTGATCCTTCATACTGGTCAGCATGGATTGCCGGAGCAGCATCAACCATCTTGAGCGCATCAAACGGAAACCTTCCAACGCACTTGTTCCTCAGCCCTGACTACTGGGCAGTCCTTCTCGGACTTGCGGACTCGTCAAAGCGTCCAATGTTCCCGCAGATTGGCCCAATGAACGCATTCGGCAACTTGACCCCAGGACAGCCAAACGGCGTTGCCTTCGGTCTCTCAGTTGTTGTTGATCGCAACTTCGCGGACAACACAATCATCGTTGGCGATGCATCTGGTTACGAAATCTTTGAACAGCAGAAGGGCGCACTCAGCATCGATGTTCCATCGACAATGAGTCGCACAATCGCATTCCGCGGTTACCTTGCAACGCTCATGATTGACTCAACCAAGTTCGTCAAAGCAGCAATGGCGTAAGCCAAAAAAAGACACGACAGGAACTGGACAATGGCTACTTACGATCTCGCGTTTCATACGCGCCTCGATGGGTATGCCGTTCTCCAGACTTTCGTTGAGACTGGCATACAAGTCGGGGACTCCGTAACAATCACAGGTGCAAGCCACGGATTCTCTGGAACGGCAACCATTGTTTCAGCAGAAGACTTTGAATTCATCGGAGTATCTGACGAGGGCGACCTCCAATTTGACTCCGATGTAATTCGTCTTTACCAGTTCATGTATGTCAACGCAGGCTCAGACTTCACCCGTTCAACCGCTACCGGTGCAGTCACTTTTACGCCGTCCGTTTCATGGATTAACGCAGCCGATGTCACCTCATGGTTGGGCATCGACGTTGCAACCGCTAACGACACGGCCTTCATCACAGTTTGCGTAAACGCCAGTAATAACTACATATTTCGGAAACGTCGCGAAGCCGGATACACCGATTCGCAATCCACGGTGCCAGGTGCCGACGTCAAACTCGGCACAATCATGTATGCAGCAACGCTTTATCGTGAGCGCGGATCAGCAGACTCCTTCGCCTCATTTGACTCAATGTCTTCAATCCCCATCCCCTCAACAATGGGACGCATCATGGCCCTCATCGGCTGCGGAAGACCACAGGTCGCGTAATGGCTGCAACAGGAATCCTTGTCGACGCAGTCAACGCAATCAAAACACAACTCACCGCTCTCGGTCTCAAACCCGTCACAGATCCCCGAAACGCGCGCCCAATGTCCGTCATGATTGAACTCCCTGTCATGACCTCATTCACATACAACGTCGGCGACTTTCGGATTCCCGTCCGAGTCTTGGCAGCTCCTCCAGGCAATCAAGACTCTGGCGACTATCTCATGTCAACCGTTGACACCATAATGAACTCGTCCATCGCAGTCACCGACGCCCGCCCAGGCAACGCGGTCTACGGTGGACAAGACATACCCACATACGATCTCACGGTGGCAATCGCCGTGCGTAGAAACTAAGGAGCCACCAATGGCAACAACAACATTCCTGTCAGGTGCAACCTGCAACATCACTCCAACTGGCGGATCAATAATTGACGTCAGTGATCAACTTTCAAAATGTGAAGTCATGCTTGGGTACGACATCCTTGACTCAACTTCGCTAGCAGATACAGGCCATCAGGGAACAAATGGTTTGCAAACCGTGTCGGTCAACCTTGACTTGTTTCTTTCGTATGGTGTCGGTGAAGTTGAAACACTTCTTAGCGCAATCGTTGCTGCGGGTTCATGCACAATTGTTGTGTCACCATCTGGAACATCAGAGACAACAAGTAATCCAGAATTTACGATTCTGAAGGCAACACTTTCCGCAGCTCCTGTCATCATGTCAACCGTTGGCACCCTTGCAGTAGCAAGTATTTCATTTGTTAACGGCACCTGGACACGAGACATCACACCGTAAATAACAAAAGAGGGAAACAATGAAAATCCAACTACAAGTAACACCAATAGACGGAGACCCGTATGAAGTCGAAACGAATCTTTTCGTTATCGTCGCATGGGAGCGCAAATTCAAGAAACAAGCATCAAGTCTTGCCAACGGAATTGGCGCGGAGGATCTTGCATTCTTTGCATTTGAATCTGCTCGAGCTGCGGGGATCACAACCCCGCTCGCTTTTGACGAGTTCATTAAGAAGACCAAGTCCATTGACGTCGTTGGGGCGGAACAAGCAGTCCCCACCGAGCCGGCAGTTTCCGCCGGTCATTAGCAGAACTACTCGTCGAGACCGGATACTGGCTTCCCGACATCCCATTCGATACAGAGGATCTCTTTACGGCATTCGATGTGATGAACGAAAAACAGAAAGCGCAACGGTCTAGACGATGACAACTAACACATCCATTGAAGTCGTTGGTCTCAAAGAGGCAATCCGTTCGCTGAACAAGGTTGAGCCTGGACTGCGCAAAGAGTTTGTTGCGCAAGCAACCGCCATTGCTCAACCCGCAATCCAAGAAGTTCAACGGGGCTACACAAAAGTTCCTCTTTCGGGGATGGCTCGCCAATGGCAGCAAAACGGAAAAAAGATATTCCCGTTCTCTGTGGCGCGCGCAATCTCAGGAGTCAAATTAAAAGTTGACGCTTCTCGAGAGGCAACTTCGCTGATCTACATCACGCAGACCAATGTCGCAGCTGCGGTCTTTGAAGCAGCGGGACGCGCCAACCCAAATAGCCTCGGTGATTCACTTGGCGACATTCGTCCAGGCACAACTCGAGTTCTTGGTCCGGCAGTCTTTCGCAAGCGCAAAGAAATTGAGCGTGAGATGTTAAGAGCGTCAATGGACGCAATCAAACTCGTTCAGAAAGAACTCGACTAATGGCACTTGCAATCCCAATCATCTCCACCTTTGACGGCAAAGGAGTCACATCTGCAATCAAGGAATTCAAAAATCTTGAAACCAATGGCGAGCGCGCGCATCTGGCAATCACAAAGGCAGCGCTTCCCGCAGCAGCTGCACTTGCTGGAATCACCGCAGGACTTGGACTGGCAGTCAAGGCAGCAGCCGAAGATGCAGCAGCACAACAAGCCCTTGCCAGTCAGATTCAACGCACCACAGGCGCAACCGACGCACAGATTGCAGCCAACGAAAACTGGATAGCGGTGCAGGGAAAATTGCTTGGAGTCACAGACGACGAACTTCGTCCGGCACTTGCAGGACTGATCCGCGCAACTGGCGACATCACCGAAGCACAAAAGGCAGCGGGTCTTGCAATGGACGTCGCAGCTGCAAAAGGCGTCTCACTTGAGACCGTGACAAAGACTCTTGAGAAGGCATACGGCGGAAACTTTACTGCGCTTGCAAAACTGTCCCCAGAACTCCGAGACATGATTAAGGCAGGGGCCTCACTTGACGAAGTAACTAAGGCAATGGCAGAGACCTTTGGTGGTGCAGCATCAGACGCAGCCAACACCGCAGCAGGCAAATTTGCCAGAATGAAAGTTGCCCTTGACGAAACAAAAGAGTCAATCGGCGCAGCTCTTCTTCCGGCAATCGAAGCCATCCTTCCAGTCCTTCTGAAGTTCTCCCAATGGGCATCAGATCATCCAGGAGTATTCCTTGCAATAGCAGCTGCCGTCACCGCCATTGCCGGAGCAATCGTGACGTACACCGCAGCAACTAAAATTGCAGTTGTCGCCAACGCACTCCTGGCGACCTCATTCACCGCGCTTCAAGTTGCTTCTGGACTTATTGTCTT